AACAACAATTTCGTCCACAATTTCAAGGATTGAATCTTGGAGATATCCAATCGTTCTTAACTGGAGCAGGTGGGCAACAAGGAATCTTTGGTCTTAGCAATCAAGCAGCACAACAAGCTGGCATGGGACTAGGTGACGCTCGCCAAGCAGAACTTGGACAGATGACTGGACAAGCAGGATTGACCCGTGGGTTGATGCAAGCGTTGTCTCCAGAGCAAGCTGGTGTAGTTGAAGGGTTCAATACTGAAGCACAACGTGCATTAGCAGCGTCTCAGATGATTAGCCCACAAGAACAGCGCGGATACCAGCAAACAGCCCGTGAAGGGGCAGCAGCGGCTGGGAGATTAGGTGGGAATGCAGCTATCGCCTCTGAGATTATGGGGCGCGAGGATGTATTTGCTCGCAAACGTGCCGAAGCAGCACAAGCAGGGCAGAATGCCTACAATGTTGCTCAAGGATTCTACACGCAGCCTGGGTTAGGATTGCTTAGTAATGCTCCATTATCGTATCAACAAGGTCAGCAATTTATCAACACAGGCCTTGGCGCAATCGGCGCAGGAACACCACAGTTGTTTGATACGACTGTTGGTCTTAACCTTGGAGCAGCGCAACGCTCTAACCAACTTGCTGCAGCTACCGCAAATGCACAAGCTAAAGCTGCACAACAAGCTGGGATTATGAGTTCACTTGGACAAGCTGCTGGCGCTGCAGGCACATTAGCTATGTTGTCAGATCGCAGATTAAAAACTGACATCAAGAAAGTTGGAATAACAGACTCTGGATTAACAGTATATACCTATAAATATAAAGGAGACGATATTACTCACATGGGCGTTATGGCTCAAGACGTTGAGGAAGTGTTTCCTGAAGCTGTTGTGGAAATTAACGGATTCAAAGCAGTGCATTACAATCTAATCAAATAATATGGCAGCTTACGGAAAAGGACAAATGCTAGGTTCAGGAATTAACCCTGAGTCATTCAAACTAGATTTCGGAGGATTCGCTGATGCCGCTAGAATGCAAGCACAGGGAATTGCTGGGCTAGGACAGAGCATCGGAGGAGCTATTCAGAACTATGGCGAGATGAAGAAGTCGCAGCAAGCAGATGAGCGTGCTGTTCAGAAGTCTAAGAGCGTAGCAAAGGCTATTGGTGATTTGATTCCAGATTTGAAACCAACGCTTCAAAACTCCTTAGCAATTCTTGATAATAAAGAACTTCCTCTTAGCCAAAGAAAAGCCGAGGCTGAAGCAATTTCTGATATTCTTAATTTAGGTATTGGGGAAATTCGTAACAAGCAACAAGTTGAAATAGAGAAAGCTCAAAATGCACCGCCACCTGCCCCATCATTTGGTTTTACTGGGACTGAATTAAAGAAAACAGATAGAGGCGACATCTATGTTCTTAAAGGTAATGATGGCAGAGATTATGACCCTGAAACAAAACTTCCAATTTCTAACTTAGGCAATTTTGGGAAAGGGCTTCCACCAGAAGATTGGTCTGATGGAGCAACTTCCGCTGCTGATTTTATTGATGGAGCGTTAAATATTCCGTTTCCAATTGCAGATGGTAGTCCAGGTTCATTGCCTCCAGTTGGCGATGTAAATCCACTTCTTCCACCACTGACTCCTAAAGATGCAGCTGCTATAGATGCTATAATCGCTGGTGGGCAATTAGCTCCACCAGTTGGAGAGCCTCCAGCAAGCATTGCGCGACCTCAGCAAGAGCCACAATATACTCCTAGATATATTGCGACAGATGAAGTCAAAGCTCCTACTGGGACTGTAATTACAATGGACGAATATAATGCAGCAGTAAAAAGCGGACAAAATATTGAAGGAATACCATTACCAGATGGTAAATTTTACGCTACTAAACAACGACCTTTTGCGCCTCAGCAAGGACAAGAAATAATTACCAATGCTGATGGAACAACAATTCGTTCTATTGCTCTTGGTGGCAAAGCTGCTCAAGCACAAAGAGCTGAAGATGCAAAAGTTGACAAAGCCATGGGTCTCATGCAAGACCTTAATTTGCTTGAGAAAGCTTCAGAGTCAATGACTCCTGGAGTTCTTGGAGCAGCTGGTCGCATGGTTGCTGAGCAAATTCCTGCTACTCAACAAGCTGAAACCAAAGATATTATTGATCGAGTTAATTCTACGCTTACGCTCTCTGGCATTCAAGAAATGAGAGCAAATAATCCTACTGGGGCAGCACTTGGCTCTGTGTCTGACAAGGACATGGGAGTCTTGCGGTCCTCTGTAACAGCACTTAGAAACGCCCAAAGCCCAGCAGCATTTAAGCGTGAATTAGTCAGATTGAAGAATCTTCAACATGATCTTATTTATGGATCAGAACGAGTGCTTAAATCTAAGCTAGATAAAGGTGAAATTACGCAATCACAATTCAGTCAAGCTATGGCAAATGCTCCTGTTGAGTATTTAGATGAACAAGGTGAAGTTAGATCAAGAACTGCACCAACAGCTACTCCATATACAGGATTAGATGATGAAACTAAACAAGCACTAAAAGACCTAGGTATCGATGAGTGATTTACAAAAACAAAAAGAATCAATTAGTTCTGACATAAGCAAAATCTCTCTGGGGATTCGTGAAGCTAAAAACAAATATCAAGCAGCTGTTGCTGCTGGACAAAATGTTGAGGCTCAGTCTTATGTTGATTTGGGCAGAAAGCTTTATGACAAAGTAAAAGTTCTTCAAAATCAATTTTCAAAGTTAGAAACAGAAGAAGAAGCTCCAAGTTTAGAAAGAACAAGAGAACTCACAAAAGAAATTGAGAAGCCCATTGTTACCCCTATGCCTAACTACATGAACATGGGTGGGAGAGGTGGTATGGGTATGCCTACGCCAATGTATAACATGCCTTCTGTTGATCAGCAAATGGCAACAAAACGCGAAGCTATTGGTCAGCTTTTCAATGCTCCAGTTGGCGAAGGTGGCATGGCGGCAGAACAACTGCCTACTGGAGTAAGAGTAGGTGTAGGTGCATTGCCTACTCCAGAATCAGAGCTTGAGTATCTGCGACAAACATATCCAGATGCCAATATTACACCTATGAGCGTAGGTGGTAAAACTCAGTTTTTGATTAAAACTAAAGATGGCAAAACATTTACTACGCTTGATATGGGTCTTGCTGGTTTTGCTGGAGCAGCAGCAGTAGAAGCTCCTATTGCTATTGGCTCAACAGCCGCTGGAATTAGTGCAGCATTAGCTACAAAAAGCCCAATGGCTGGAACTGCTACTGCTGCCGCAACGGAAGCTGGCTTGGGAACAGCTGCCGATATGATTACCCGTGCCGCACTTGGCATGGAACAAAATATCGGAGAAAATGTCGCGCGTCGAGGCACTCAAGCAGCTATTGGTGGCGCACTTGGTTTAGTTGGGGATGTTGCAATTCCTGCGGTTCGCGCATTTAGAGTTCCAAGTGGAACACCAAATACATTTAGACAGCAATTTGTTGAATCCGCTGAACGATTAGGGCTTCCCGAAGCAGTTCCTGCTGGTTCACAATTTGGACCTGAAGGAATAAAAGGAGCGCAAGAGCTTGCTGGAGATTTCGAAAAATCTCGATTAGGAGGAAAATTAAGAACCGCACAACAAGATCTGGTAAGCAAATTTGATCCATTTAGAAAAATGGCGACAACTACTGCTGGTGATTATGCTAGCGTTGCACGAAATCAAGCACAGAAAAGAAGTGAGCTTGTAACTAGAATTGCTCGCAACACTAATGAGAATGAACTTATTGTTGATGGAGCTGTTCAAAGATTGCTTAAACCATCTGGGAAAGCTAATGTTGATGAACTTGGTGGAGTTCTAAGAGGGACTATTCAGCAACTTGACGAAGAAGTTGCAAAATTCACCAGAAATCAATATGATTCAATGGCTGATCTAGCTGATAATGCTGGTTTTTCAATGACAGCACAGGAACTGCTGGATAAAATTCCGCAAATTAAACGTGAATTGAACTTTTCAGGTTTTGTTGATGATCGAGCAGTAACAGGACTTGAAAATAGTCTTAGGGCTAGAAGAGATGCGCCTATTGAAATCAAAAGAATTGAAAATAGCTTAAAAAGTTTGCAAAAACTCAGAAGTAGCGCAAAAGATCCAAATTTAAGATTGAGATTGGAAGGTAGAATTCAAGATGCAACCAATCAATTAAAAGACCTCGAAGCCATAAATAGACCTTTGGACTTCAAAGACTTCAATGAATTAGTAAAATCGTATGGCAACTTGCGATCAGAAAACCTAGTCGGCGGATCAACCAAGGATATTTTTGGAACTGAAATATCAAATGAATTATCGGCTCTTAGAACACAAATTTTCAAGGGCTATAATGCTATTGACTCAAATGGAGTTACAAGAAATCTTGCAAACGAATTTCAAACAACAGCGGCAGCAGTTGGCAAAAGAAATGACATGCAAAAGAATACTTTGGGCAGCATATTAAAAGAAGCTGGTGGAGAAAATGTCGCAACACAAAGAGACGTTGTAAGAATTGCCATGAAAGACCCAGAAACAATGAGTAGGGTTCTTCGTGCCGCTCAAGATTTGGATGCAGCACAACCTGGTATCTCTAAAGCTATTAAAGAAAAAATGCAAATCCAGTATCTTCAAGATATTGGAATGGGTAAACAAGGAAATATTACTCGATTAAATTATGACAAAGGGTTTCTTGATACATTATTTGATGCTGATTCTGGCAAAGTAGCAAGAGGACTGGACACCTTGAATGAAAAGTTGGCTACTATTAAAGGAGTAAGCATTTCTGACATTACCCGTGATGATTTGACTGCATTATCTTCTGCGTTGTCTAAAAACGAAAGGAATCAAGTTGCAGATCAAATTGTCAAAAGAGAAGCACTCAAAAAAGAAGAAGAAAAATTAGTCGCATCTGAAATATTCCAATTAGCTAAAGATGGAAACTTTGAAAACATTGATCCTGACTTAATGTCTAGAGCTGTATTGAAGGGCATGACTACTAGAAATGTTGAAATAGCAATGGCTCAGCTTAGCAAATCATCACCAGATGCCAGAAATCTTTACAAGGGAGATTTTATGAGGATATTTCTTGATCATTATAGAGGAGGAACCCCTACTGCTGCACCACCATATGAAACCTTATTTGATGTTGACAAATTCCTAGCTGATTACGGGACTAAAGAAGCTCCAAGTGAACTAGGAAAAAACATCAATACTATTCTTGGTGCTGATTCTGGAACTGCGCTTTACGATATAGCAAAACTCTATCAAGCTAATACGCTTAAAGAAGTTAATAAAACAGGAGTAATGCCTAGAGTTGTTGTAAGTAGTAGGAACATTAGTATTTTTGCTCCTATTGCTAAATTAACTACAAGTGCAAGAAATAGATTCTTAGCATATGCGCTTGCAAATGGAAGCTCAAGCAATGGGGTGAGATCTTCGCTTGCTAGAAACGCAATGTCTGGAGATGTAAATGACGCTTACGTTAAAATGTTTCAGTCGGCATTTAAGACAAGACAAGGACTTACGTTTCTTGCAAGACAAGCATCTGAAGACCCAGAGTTTTCTTTTGAGCTAGAGCAAGCTGCAAAAGATTTTGAGGAACAAGAGAGCGCAAATTACAACTCCAGATTTTCTGAATTAAATCAAAAATTTGACCTTCAACAAAAACAAAACTTGAATTCTGGGTCAAAGTGATATTCGATCCCATTCGCCATGAATGAAGAACAACTCCAGAAACTAAAAGACAATTACTACGATGATCGTCCCGACAAGAGCGAGTGGTTTCTTGAGGTAAGAGAGCGTGCTAAGTTGCTGCCACGGAACAACATAGAACATTACGCTCCGCACAAGGCTGCATTAGCATTGTTTCTCTTATCTCAAGGAGCCAAGATTACTGAAATCTCAAAGAAAACTGGAGTTGGCAGGGAGACTATTCGCCAGCTAGAATGGCGGCATAACGATACCCTAGAGACAAAGCGTAAAGAGTTTTCCATGCGTTACGCTATTGCAGCGCAGGAATACACTGACTTGTTGTTTGAACGAGCTACGCAACTATTTGACGATCCTGACAGTCTTGCTAAAATCTCCCCTGAGAAGCTGGCAATCACCGTTGGCATTCTCACAGACAAAGCGGCACAGCTTACTGGCATGGCGACAACCGTTGTTGAGCATCGCAAAGGCGCAAGTCTCGACGATGCTGCTAATCTCATCAACGAAGCAAGAAGTCGTATTGCCAAAGGTAAAGTAGTTGAAGCGGAAACAGTATGATTTGGAGACAACATCAGATTCTAAAGCCTCCCACGGATGAGGAGCTGATTCAGATGACACCAGAAGAGGTGCTATCTATCCATCGCATTTACCACGAAGCTATTGAGAATGCGGAGAAAGACCCGTATCAGTATGGGTTCCGCTTGCCTCACTGGGTAAAAGCCGAGGAACAACTTAAAGAAGTAAATGAAATTCTAGCATTAGGAGGAAATCGCAGCGGAAAAACTCAATGGGGTGCGTTCTCCGTTGTCCGTGCAGCCGTAGAAAATCCTAACTCTGAGATATTCTGCTTTGCTCAAACTGCCGAGGTGTCTATCCGCCAGCAACAAAGTGCGGTTTGGGCTTGGCTTCCAGAACATCTAAAAACGAAGTTTACTAGCGCAAATACCTATATCTCCTATAAGAAGAAAACTGGATTCACTGATTCGTCGCTAATCCTACCGAACGGATCACAGATTATCTTTAAGACCTATTCGCAATATCAGAACAATCCTACGATTCTGGAAGGTGCAGAGCTTGGATCGAAGAATCCAGTCTGGCACAATATCGGAGTATGGCTTGACGAGTATCTAATTGGTCCTGAGCTTATCACTACTCTACGACTTGGACGACTTGCTACTCGAAACGCTAAAATGCTGGTGACGTTTACTCCTATTAGTGGATGGACTGAGGTTATTAAGGAGTATCTTGATGGTGCAACTACCATTGAAAGTCGTCCTGCTGAACTATTAAATGGCGAACTAGTTCCCTACATCCAGAGATCTAAAAAGCTTAATGCCTCTGTGCATTATTTCCACTCGCAGGACAACGCTTTTGGTGGTTACAATCGCATTAAAGAAGCTCTACAAGGCAGAAGCCGAGAGGAAATTCTTATCCGTGCCTACGGTGTGCCGATGAAGTCACACGCTACCAAGTTCCCGAAATTCAACAAGATCGTGAACGTGGTGGAGCCTGACAAGATTCCAAGAAACAACATCACCAAGTATCACGTTATTGACCCTGCTGGCTCTAAAAACTGGTTCATGTGCTGGATTGCAGTAGATGAGACTGGCACAATGTGGGTTTATCGTGAATGGCCTAGCGTGGATGTTGGTGACTGGGCTGAATGGCGCGGTGGTAAGTGGATGCCTGGAGAGGGAGCTAAAGGACAAGGATTTGGCATTCGCGACTACGTTGAGCTTATCGAAGAAATGGAAGGTGAAGAAGAAATCTTTGAACGATTGATTGACCCGCGCCTTGGTGCTGCAAAGTATCAAGTGCAGGATGGATCATCTTCTATTATCGAAGATTTGAACGATGCTGGCATGGTTTGCATCCCTGCACCTGGACTTGATATTGATGACGGATTACAGGCATTGATTGGGAAAATGGCGTGGGACACATCCAAGCCGCTGGATGCGATCAACCGTCCACATTTCTACATCAGTTCCGATTGCGAGAATATCATCCAAGCATTGTCAGAATACACGGGAGATGGCGGATTAAAGGAAGCTTGGAAAGATCCTATAGATGTTTTACGCTATGCTGCAATCTCAGGAATAGATCATGTTGACAGTTCCGTAAGTTTAGCCACAATCCAAGGAGGTGGAGGTTACTAATATGAATACCAAAAAAGAAACAAAGAAACGAGGGCGACCAGCTAAGGTTGCTGAAGGAATTGTGCAAGATTTACAAGAATCGCCATTAAAAGCGTTGATTGTAGGAGTTTGCAATAACCCAACATGGCTAAAAGCGCGGATCGACGGATTCAGCGTCAATGTAAAATGTCCCGCTCAAATATCAAAAGGCTTGCTAGGAAAGCAAGTTAATGTTATTCTCGTCAATTCCGAACCCGAGGATTACTACCAATATACAGCATGAATGACATTCAACAAATTGAAGATGAGTCCCTTGTTTATTTAGACAAGAAGCCTGATATTGGTGCGTTATCCAATGCTTACGATACTTGTCTAATTGACTTGGATTACTATTTTGAATCGTGCCTACGCTCTTACAATGACCGCAGAAACATCTGGGATGGCAAGTCGGATGACCTACGCAAGAACGGAGCTAATGCTTTTCCGTGGCAAGGCGCATCTGACCAAGAGGTGAACGTAGTTGGCGAGCGCATCGACATGTATGTTGCGTTGTTTGACCAAGCGTTATCTCGCTCTCACATCAAAGCATTCCCAACGTCTATGGCAGCAATGCCGAAAGCGGCGGTAGTTTCTGGCTTCCTAAAATGGATGCGAGCATCCTACATTCCCGACTTTAAGCGTCAAATGGAACTTGGCGGGAACTATCTCATGGAGAAGGGCATCATGGTTACCTACGTTGGCTGGAATCGTGAGAAGCGCACTTACTTGCAAAGCGTTAGCTTAGAGCAAATCCAGCAAGCATCGCCCGATCTTGTGGAGTTGATCCTCAGCGAGCAAGATGACGAGATGTTGCTTGAGTTGATTCAAGACTCATTCCCTGACCTTTCTACTAAGCGAGCGAAGAAAGCAATCAAAGACCTACGCAAGATGGGTGTTGCTGAAATCCCGCTGTCACGCCAAACTGTTGACTGCCCAGTAGTCTATGCTTGCGCTCCCGATGGCGAGGTAATGTTCCCATCTTACATCTCAGATCCACAACGCGCACCATACATGTTCTGGCGAACATTCCTCACGGCTCAAGAGCTTGAGAAAAAGGTGACAAACGAAGGATGGGATCGTAAATGGGTAGATAACGCTATCGAAACCCTTCGTGGTAAAGACTCCATGTATCTCGATGGCGAGAAAGTAAAGACTCAGACTCGTTTGCCAATCACTGATGACAACGATCTTGTCATGGTGGTCTATGCATATCAGCGTCTAATCGACGAGGATGATGGTTCTGAGGGCATTTACTGCACTGTGTTCCATCCGCAAACAGACGGCTATGCCAAGCATGAACTTCTCAACGGCTACGATGACTACCCATTTGTGGTAACTCGGTTAGCTAACGACCAGAAGCGGATGTATGAGGTGCAGACATTCTCAGATATTCTCCGTGGTCCTCAGATGCAAATCAAGACCGAGCGTGATAGTCGTATCGACCGTGCGTCTTTGGCAACATTGCCTCCGATTATGCACCCTGCTGGTCGCCCACCATCGGATTGGGGTCCTGGACGCAGAGTGCCATATCGCCGACTAGGTGAAATCGCATTTGGTCCAATTCCTCCGCGAGATGACGGCTCTGTAGAAAGCGAGCTTTCCATGCGTGGACAAGCCGACCGTGCTATCGGACTGGATCTCACAAATCCGCTATCCACTGCACGTCAGCAGTATTATATTGGTAAGTTCCTTGACCACGTTAAAGACGTTCTCACAATGGCATGGAAGCTGTATCAACGCATGGGTCCTGATGAAATCTTCTTCCAAGTTACAGGGAATCCCAATCCACAAGTGATGACCAAGGGTAGTCCCGATGAGAACTATTCAATCATGGTATCGTTTGACTCTTTGGCAAGTGATCCAGAAACAGCAGAGACTCAGTTGAAAAACATGGTATCTCTTGTCCAACTGGATCGCAATGGCATCCTCGATGTAAACAAACTACTAGAGTTCGCTGCATCTTCTATCAATCCAATCTTTGCTGACTACGTTCTGCAACCAGTGGAGGAAGCACAACAGAAGATTGCGAAGAACGTCACAGATGACCTTTCCAAGATCTTCTCTGGCATCGAAGTTCCTGCACAACCAAACGGAGCGCAGATTGCCATGCAGATGGTTCAGGCAT